TTTTCTCCTGAATTAACATTCTCTATTCTAACCTTTGCATATCTTCCCCTTGCTCTAGTGCTTACAAATTCTGTAGAAGAAGTAATTGTAAATGGACTATAAGTAGAACTAGTAGCAGTTTCAGAAGGCCAATCTGTTACAGAAACAGAAATTTGATTACTTCCTGTTAATACTTTAAAGTTAGGTAAGAATCTTCTCATAGATAAAAAAGTTTCGCTTTGATCTTTTTGTAAAGAAAAATCAAATGATTGAATAAATGAAGTTAATGTTGTTATAGAACCATCAGGATTAATTTGATCGGTTCCAGTTTCTTGTTCAAATAAAACAGTTTGTCCTAATCCTGTTTCACCAATTATAGTTGGAAACGTTCCTGTTTCAGTACTGTTATGTTTTGTTGCATAAGGTCTAGGATATATTAATGCATCAATCCAACTAGTTCTGGTAGAAGTAAAACTTGTATTAGTATACCAAGTACCAAGAGCAAGTTGTCTATTCGCATCTGTATAATTATAAACTACTGATCTATTAACAAACGAAGATCCTTGTGTTGGATACCACCAAGTAACTTCTGTATATAAATTATTTAATCCAGCACTAATTTGTTGTCCTTTAGTAGTATCAATATCATTGAATACATAGTCAATAACAGAACATGGTAATGTTTTAACAGTTCCATCAAATGCAAAGAATCCACTATTGCTCATCCAATAAGCTATACCATCAATTTCTATAGCAGCGTTTTTACCAATTAATCCGCAATTTGTTCCTACTTGTTCAAATCCAAATGTAAAAGGAGCTCCTACAAATTTCATTGTATATAAAGCATTGTCCGTCCAAACTAAGATAGTTTCTTTCGCGTTCACCGCTCCGATAATCTTTGTACCATCTTGAAGTCTAAATGAACCTGCTGTGTTAGTTGCGGTAATATCATATTCGTTAATACCTTCCACAGTTGAAAAACGAATAAACATATTATCCTGTGTATCTTCATCATTAAGAGTTGTACAAGTTCCAAAGTGAATTAAGTGTCTAGTTGTTGGTGAAATTAAAGTTAATCTAGATGCAACTGGGTTATTTGTTGTTTCAAATCCAGCAGTTGTTTGCGAAGCGCGGGTTGTTAATCTTGCTGCAATACTAGAATCCCAAGTAAAAGTTTTACCATTTGCAATAGTTGCAACTAATACATCTCCATAGTTATCTAAAGACCAAAGTGCTGGTTCTAATGTAGTAGAAGAAGCTAATACTGCTGTTCCCCATCCTGTATAACTAGTTGCATTGGTAACTGTTATTCCATTTGCATGAGTTACATCAGTTGTTCCAAATTGACCTCTACTAATACCTGAAATAGTATTTGTTCCAGTATTATTAGTTGTATAAGTCATTAATTCATTTTCAATAAGTAAAGTTCCAGATGCTGGAAATGCTGATGTGCTTGTAAGTATAACTGAAGTTGCTCCAGCTGCAAAAGTTCCACCATTATTAATAGTTGTAACTGATGCTCCAGAAACTGTTCCTCCAAATTGACCTACACCAAATCCATATCCATAAGTTTGTAAAGCAGGACCTACATAAGCATATGGTTTAACAGTCATACTTCCACCTGTTGCAACCACTGCTGTTGCTTGATTTAATGAATTAATAGTAAATGTTGTTGGAGTTGGAACCGATAATACTTGAAATAGTTTATCTTCAAAATCAGAAGCACTTAAACCTGTTCCAGAAGGTAATGTAACAGCATCTAGTACAATCATATCTCCAGCAATTAAACCGTGATTGCTTGTAGTTGTAATAGTACAAGTTTTATTAGAAGTACTATTTGTTGCTAAAGTAGAACCTGTAAAAGTAACAACAACACCAGCGGAATCTGTTCTAAATGGTGTTATATCAAAAAGTTGTCCTTCAAAATATATAAGTAAAAATTTATCAGTTCCTAAAGCAACATATCTATTGCCTGATTGATCTACAAAAGGAAGCATCTTTCTACAAACACCAACAATAGTTTCATTTAATAAAGATGCCCAGCCACCTACTTTTTCAGGAAGCCCATATCTAAATCTTGTATTATCTGAATCTACCCAACGACCAAATGCACCTACACTTGTGTCTTGTTTATCAATTCCTGGAGCGAATTTAATTTCTGAAAGAGCCATGGATTAGCTCCTATGCTGTGTTAGTCTTATAAGTCCAACCTTGAGTAGTATTTACATAGACTAATGTAATTGATTGTCTGTTAGTATTTAAAGTTAAAGCAGAAGCCGCACCTAAAATATTAAGACCATTATTACCTACTACACAATTGTTTGAAGCAAAGAAATTATAACCATCAATAATACTTACTTCATCACCTACAGTTGCTGTTGATGGTAAAGTTACTGTAACTGGATTTGTTCTTGTATCTACAATTAATTGATCTCCGGCAACTGCTAAATAAGGTGAGTTGCTAGAACTAATAGAGTTATATCCTTTTTGCATTATACCAATAGAAGTTAAAGTATTTGCTCCATCAGATACTAATAACAAAGTAGAATTCACTGGAACTTTAGTTGCTGTAGCTTGTCCTGTAGTTAATACACCAATTGTATAATTAGAAGTTGTTCTAGTTGTTGCATCTTGTATAATAAATACTCTATTTGCATTACCACCTGTTGTTGATGCTGGCATTGTAACTGTACAGTTACCAGTTAAAGTTCCTGTAAGTTTAATATATAATTTTTTACCATTAGCAGTATCTGAACCATCCGCTAAACTTAAATTAGTATTTCCTGTTGTAAGTGTTAGAGTTGTATATCCTGATGATGATGCTTGTAAAATTTGTAAGTTAGTATTTGTAATTGTTCCCCATAGACCAGCTTTTTCTCCGGTTGCTACAAGTTCTAATGATAGGTCTGTAGAATATGTTGATGCCATAATTTAATAAGGTACTATTGGTGTCCATACCATATTTGCTCCTGGTATGATTTCGTTCCACACAATAACGTTTGTTGTTCCTCCGTTGTTACTGTCTAATGTTAATGGACTTCCATTAACTGATACATTTGATGTTCCGGATATTGTAACTGTTCCGCTGGTAATAGTCAATTGATTTCCAGTAACTGTAACACCAGCAGTTGCTGAAACAGTAACAGAACCAGTAGCCATTATTAACGGCGATCCGGTTACATCGGTTTGACCTGTACCTGAAATAGTAATTGTTCCGATACCTAAGAATAGCGGATCTGCTCCTGATGTTTGTACAATAGAAGTAGCTGATATACCAACAGGTCCTATTGTTAGTATTAAGTTATTACCGGATACGGCAATACTTACACTGTTATCGTCTCCAACAGTGGAAAATGGGAATCTAGCGAATGTATCAAATCCTAAAAGCATAAATTATAAAGGAGAGGAATGGTATGTGGAGGTTCCTCTCCCTTATAAATTATAGCATAGTATATTCTATTTTTAAAGGGATAATTATAGTGTTATTTGATTGTTTTAAAGTATTCTATACATTCTGCAATAGTTTGTTGTCTAATGTATTCATCTCTTATTTCTTGTGATGTAGGTTGTGGCAAAGGAGAATCCCATCTGTCTATAATAAATTCACCAGCAGAAGTTAAGTCATAATTTGCGTCAGGTGCTAAAGATTTCATTACTGTATTAATACCCCAAGCAAAACCATTTTCATTAGTGTACCTTTTTATAGTTGCTTCAATAGATAATTTTCTAGCTGTCATAATATGAGTTCAGTTAAAGATTTGTTATTACCAACAGTTCCTTTAATAAACACATTAAAAGCAAGACTAATTCTAGTGTTATCTCCTTCTTTTGTTTCTACCATGTGCGTTAATGATGATGGAAATAATATTATATCTCCAGTCTTTACAGAGAACCACCAAGTTTCTGAGTTCCATATATTCCATTCTTTTACTTCTGGTTTAATTGTTGAGTATTTATCATTAAAGAATTTAATCTTATCATGTTCTTCATGGCAGTTAATATAGAATACTCCTGATACTAAAGAGTTTGGGTGTGCATGTTTATGATGATATTGATTTGTTTCAGTATAGTTTAACCAAGACTGAGTTATATAAGGTATAATGTTATTAGCTGGTGAAATAACTTTATCAAAATAATCTTTTACTCTTAAATCTAAATCTTTTTTAATATCAGCAAAAGGTTTTTCATTAAGAATATAATTATTATTTGATGTAATATTTCCGTCATTTTTATAATAATCTTTTTTATTTTTATCTACAAATTTTAATTCTAATGTTGTTAATTCTCTATTTATTTTAGACATATAAATAGGCGTTGGAAAAATACTATTAATATTTGTTTCCATTATTCTTTTATTATTTCTGACATAATTATTTATACAATCTTATTTAATTTTTGTTCATTAATACCTTCTTTATAAAATGAATAATAACCATTTATTATACATCTATCATTTTTAAAATCTGGTTGTCCCTTATGGGTATGTGTAAAGTATGCTGGAAAAATTGTTACTCTACCAAGTTTACTCGGTATAGTTTTTTTATTATAAAAAAATTCAGTTCCACATTCATGTTCTGTTAAATAAATTATTATACTTAAAAATCTATATAAGCTTGACATACAAACCTCAGAATGAAATGTTGAAAAGCTATCTCCTTTTTTAAAAAATTTAAATCTTAAATTAGATAAACTCCAGCAAGAAGATGTCATGTCTGATTCAGGATATTTTTTTATATATGAATTTGTCAATTCAGCTATCCTGTCTATGTATTTAAACTCAGATAAGTTTATTTCTTTATAAAAATAATTATTTTTTGAAAGAGGGTGTGTTTCTGTTAGATCTTTTTTATATGAATTTATAATGTATTCACATTCTTCTTTATTTAAAAAATTATCTACTGTTAAAATAAAATTTTCGTTTTCAAATGACACTTATCCTTCCTTTCGTTTTTTAGAATATTATACTTCTACTATATCCCAAGTCAATGTTGATTCGTTCCAAGTATATCTTTTGTAATCTTGTGGACAAGCAACTGGTGAGTTCCATAAACAGGTATCTTCGTTTAATATCCAAGATTTAAAAGGTTTAGGTGGTATAAAAGCATCTCTATCTTCATCATAAGTATATCCAATTCCTGCATGATTTTTTCTAAAAGGTATTCCACCATTATTATGTACTCCACCTATTGTGTTGTAAGATGTTTGTTTCCAAATAGCCCAACCAGTAAGTTTAGTTAAAAAGTCAATACCAATTGCTTCTTGTTCAACTCCATTAGCATCATGTAAAACTTCATTTGCTACTGAAAGAACTTCTATAACTTTATTGTTTAATCCTATTTTTGCAAAACTAGCCATTATGCTGTGTAACTCCCTGAACCATTAAATGTTAAAACTGTTTTTCCTGAAACTCCTGTTGCAACCGTTGGAGAACCAGTTGTAGTTCCTGTATAACTAGCGTCAGGCATACTTAATATAACAACTCCTTTTCCTCCTGCACCTCCATTACCTGTAGTAGTATCATTTGTTGAATTTGCACCTCCACCTCCTCCACCTAAATTTACAGTACCTGCTGTTCCATTAGAATTACTTGGTGAACCTCCTCCTCCACCAGTTCCTCCAGTTGTACTTGGTGCTGAACCATAACCACCTCCTGCTCCACCTCCTGCTCTTGTTATTGAAGAACCAGTTATTGAAGATGCTGTTCCATTACCACCATTTCCTCCAGAACTTCCTGTTCCATTTGCACCAACTGCTGATGCCCCACCACCTCCTCCAGCACCATAGTGTGGTGCAGAATAAAGACCATTACCACCATTATTACCTTGACTAGGAGATGTATTTGGTGTGTTACCTGCCCCACCTGTTTTTGTATCTGCTGGTTGCCCAGAACTTGCACCTCCACCAGAACCACCAGAACCACCACTAGTAGCAGGAGACGAACCAGTGCCATTACCAAATCCTCCACCAGCAGAAGTTATTGTTGTTAATCCTGAACCTGAAATAGATGAATTTGAACCAGTTGCCCCACTAAGATTACCAGTTCCACCTGCTCCACCATCTCCTACTGTTACTGTAATTACTGTTCCAACTGATACTGTTTGAGTTGATGTTCTATAACCACCTGCTCCTCCACCTCCTGCTCTATAAGAACCTCCTCCTCCACCTCCAGCTACTACTAAAAAATCTATTGAATAAGGTTCTGGTGATAAAGCATCTGTTCCTTCATTAATTCCTGATGTTGCAAGCCATCCTTGTGTTGCATCTACATATACTAATAATACACCTTCTCTTTCACCAGTTAATTGTAAACTATCTGTTCCACCTTCAAATTTACTTCCATTTGGATTAATTGTTAAAGCATTAGTATCAAAAGTTCCTGCGTAATCTATTAAACCTATAATATTACCAGCGCTTGGAGTTGCAGGTAAAGTTACTGTAAATGCTGCTGAAGTTGTATTACAAAAATAACCAACTCCGCTGACCGCTGTGAAACCTGTTGTCTTTGCTGTTGTATCCCAATTCACGGCCCCCGTTGCGCCAAAACCTGTCGCCGTTCCGCTGTTCGTGATTGTCGCGCCCGATGCGATAGTAATAGTACTACCTGATTGAGCAACGATATCTGCTCCACTTGGTAGTTGGAAATCGGTACCAGAATTACCTAAAGTAATCGCGGTTCCGGATCTTTGTGATATTTTATTTACTTTAATTTCGCTCATATTAATCTCTTTTTAATTTCTTCTAATTCTTTTTGCAACTGTTCTATAGTAAGTGCAGGTTTAGCAGGTGGTATAATTTCAATATCTGGTTGTGGTATTGTGTAATTATCAGCAACTTCCTCAACTGTAACTTCACCAGTTACTACTGTTTGATAAGAAGCACCATCACAAATATAACCATTTGCTACTTGTTCAACATTATTAAACGGTCCGAATATTCCACCATTTTGATCTTTTAATATTTTTTTCATTTATACTCCTATGTATTTAATTAAATATGCTGAAATTTTTGAACCTATTTTAGCATTATTAGAAACCATTAAAACAGTAGTGGAATCAAGTTCTACTGGTAAAGACATATTAGCGGCTTCATTATATGAAAAGTATTCACTTGCCGCTAAATAACTTTGTTTAACATAATAAGAATTACCAGTTTTTTCTAAAAAATAAATTTTTGTATCCGCATACATTAATTTTATTGCATAATTTCCAAAAACCATATTTTGGTAACTATAAGTATTTGGTAATAATGAATTAGCAGCACTATATAAAGAAGTAGCATCATAAGTAACTGTGGTTCCTGATACTGTGTATCTATCAGTTCCAAGAGAACCTAAATATAAAAATTCAGTTGATGATACTTGTTTTATACCACCAGTTGTACGATCATAATTATTATCTTGTGCTTGTGATGTATTAGCTGTTTCAAGAGTTGGTGCAGAAGTGCCACTTAAAGTTCCAATTCTTGCTATTGTATATAAATTTGCACCATTATTTGAATAAGCAATAAAAACTTTTGTTGCACTTATTGGACTTAATAATGGTGTCCATTCGTCATAATTAACAGTAATTGTGCCTGTAGATGCAGTTCCAATAGTTGGTGCAGAAGCACCATTATGTTGAATAGTTCTTAATTTAAAAATTAAACCATCTGTAACTGTGTTGTCAAATAAACAAGCTAGTGTTGAACTTACTGCAACTGGTTTAGAAAAACCACCAGCAGAACCAGTACCAGTACCAAATGTTGCACTTGCTGTTCCTGCTGTAATTGTTGTTCCAGAAATTGTAAAAGGTACAGCAATTTTATTTGATGTTCTACCTACAATTATAAGTCCAGTAGTTGAATCTAACACTACACTTGTAAAACAAGTAGCGGCAGTAGATGAACCACTATATAATAATGTTTCTGAATTTACTGTAATTGTTGTACCAGAATAAGAAACAACAACTCCATAAACATCTCTATTAGAAGTACCAGCAACATAAAAAATTATTGCTGAAGTTGATGATAATTTATCTGCAGATATTCCTGTATTATAATAAGGATTGGCATGTGCTTGTGTTGTTGAAGCACCTGTTGTTCCTGATTTAACAGTAGTTATTGGAGATAAACCTAAATTTATTGCATTACCATCAGTAGCAAAAACACCACTTGATGTTGAGTTATCAATTAATGTAAGTTCTAATGAACTGTTAGCTGATATCATTGCTATTATATAACCACTATTATTTTTAACATTAAAATTAAATAAACCATTATTTATAATTACAAATATTGGAAAACCTTTTGTTGTTAATGTTGTAGCATCAGGAAGAATAACTGCTTTATCAGCGGCAGTCATAGAAACAAATTGAACCTGAGTAGAAGCACTTGTTAATGTTATATCAACAGCAGAAGAAGTTGTTGTAGAACCAGAAAAACCTGCTTGTGGTGCATTCCAAGTATTATCACCTCTTAAAAAATTTGATGAACTAGGTGTGCCTGTTGCTGATAATTGAGATATTCCTACCGAACTATTTGGTAAAGTAACAGTTGCACTACTAGTATTAAGTGTCGCACCTGCAGGAATGCTGATCGTGTCTCCCGAAGCGCCTATTGTGATCGTATTAGCATTTTCATTGATAATGTTATTGCCGTTTTGATCTTGGATCGTGTCTACTTTTAAAATACTGCTCATAATTTATTATTTTGGATATTTAGCTTTTACTGCTAGACAATCGTTAATATACTTTTGTATTTGAGCATCATCACCTTTAACAATACCATCTAGGTATTCTTTAAAGTCAGGATATTCGTTTGCTCTATTTGCTTTAACTAGGTTTAATCTTTCAACTTCATTAGCTTGTGCTTCAAAAGCATCTAACTGTGCCATTGTAGGTTTAGGAATATCAAGATTCCATTCAGCTATAAATGCACCTTTACCATCTGAATTGTCTTGTAATCTTACATCTTTAAGAAAATCTATTTCTCTATTTGCGTATAGTTTTATTTTAGTTGATAAGTTTGCCATATTATACTCCTATTAATCGGTATCCCCAAAAATAAGTTCCATAGTTTTCACCTTGAAAAGATTTTGATACACCACTATTTTGATAAAAAAAACACTCAACATAGTCTGTACTACCATTAAATGTAAATATTTTTGAAATTCCATAACCTGAATAATTACCTGAATCTCCTGTTTCAGCTAAAAAACCACTATTTTGAGCTGCACCATTGAATTTTACAGTAATACTTACTCTACCTGCGGTAAAGTTAGATTGCCTTGTAATTGCTCCAATAATATATTTCCCAGCAACATTTGGAGTAAAACGATAATTTGTTGTTGGATCATAGCAATTATTTGTATCAATTACCTCTGTATTAATTTGTGCTTTTACTTCGGTATTATCTGCAACACTTTGATCTGTACTCATATAAGCGGCAAAAGCTGGAGCATTATTAATATTAGAAAATAAATTAGCTTTAGTCATTTTACGAAGTGCAGTTGCACTATCATCATAAATTAAAACTAAATCTCCATCTGCAACAGAAGTTTCTGCAGTTTGTCCTGTAATTACAGTTGAATTTGTATTTGTGTTATCTACCGCAGTTGAAGCTAATTTAGCAGCAGTTACCGAACCATTAGGTAAAGTTAAAGTTCCACTAGAAGCATCTAACGTTGCACCACTTGGTATAGTAATTGTATCTCCCGACTCACCAAGGGTAAGTGTAGTTCCAGATTGTGGTAGGACTTTATTAACTTCTAATTGACTCATTATAATATTACCAACGTTCCTGTTACTGTAAATGCATTTACAATTGTTACTGGTCCTGCAAGAACTGCAGATTCAATAACCACGTTTTGATTTTCTAAAACTTGAGCATGAGTATAGATATCCTGTGCTCCCGGTTTATTACCGATATAAGTTGTAGTATATAAACTATCCATATTTTTACCTATGCACTAATTGAATCTACCACGCTTACATAAACATCAGCAGAAGTTGCAGTATTTGATTGTACTCTAAGTAAATCAGTATTCTGCATCACAAATTTAGCACCACCTGTAACAAGTTCAACTGAACTTGATGGTGGAATGCTTAAATCTTTTGCAATGTATCTAACGGTACTTCCTGTTACAGAAACCCATACATCAACGGTGATTGCTGAAGATAATATGTTTGCGATCCTAATTCCAATAACTGCGTCATTTGAATTTGCTGTAAAAATAGTGCTAGCACTGTTAGTTGCTTGTGCGCTATATCTTACGAAATCTTGTGCCATATGTTCTCCTTATATTAATTTAAAATTTTGTTCAAATATTAATTCTTTTATCATATCTAAAGGGCAATCGCCATGGCAACAGCAAATCCATTACTTGCTGCACCTACTGGCGCTCCGATTGAATCTAAATATACTGCTTTACTTGCGGGTAATGTACAAAATACATCTTTTGTTCCACCAGTAAAAGTTACAATATTATCAGAATTAGAACTTGTTAAAATTGTTGTTCTAGTTAGAACAGTTCCACCCGCATTAAGTGTACCTAATCCAACTTCCCATTCAGTAGTACCTGGATTAAAAATAGCATAGTAAGTCGTATTACTTCCGCCAATACCATTAGCAAAAGTATCAAAACCAGTTTGTGCTCCGGCCAAAGCAAAAGTACCTGTACCAGTTGAGGTACTAGTTTCTTTTACTCGGTCGTTTATTACTAACGCCATTTATTTTTAATCTCCTAATTAAGAAGTAATACTAATAATTGCATCAGAACCAGAAGGTGAACCGCCTGTTGGGCTTGGGAATGTAACTGTAAAAGTTCCATTAGTGCACGTTTTGCTTCCGCCAAAATCTAGTACGACTACCAGTTTATTTGAACTACTTGAATTATATATTGCTCCAAATGCTGCAGTGAAAGTTGCAGGTGTTGGTGATCCCCATACAGAATCAGCAAAGTCAACTGTTGCAACGTTGTTCACGTTTGAAACTGCCTGACTTGTAAGTAAATTTCCACCAGCAGTATATTGACTACCACCTGCAGAACTTACTTCACTAGTAGAAGTATAAACTGTGCTTGCTGTTGTATATGGATTAGCAGTATATAAAGACAAATAGAAATTATTACCACCTGATTGAAATTGATGTGCTCCAGATAGTAATTGTACTGGGAATGAATAAGGTACTATGTTTGCCATTTATTTTTCTCCTTGTTATTTATAACTTGACGGTGATTTAGAAATTAATTGAGCACGAACTACACCATCTTTGTATTCGTCTCTGCGTCTTTCGCCGATTTGCTCGACTGCGTACGATTCAAGAGCTTTATCATATTCTTGAGAGTAGTATTGTAACATATCTACAGGACCTTTCAAGTATCCATATGCATTAACTAAAGTAGCATATAGAAGTAGATCTTGGTATTTATTTGATAAATAAGTGCCATTAGTGCTATATGGACTGATAGTAATGCTTTCTGGTTCTTTATTATAGGCTAAAGTAATAGAATAAGTCTTATCAGGCGTAGGTGCTACAACCCAAAAATTCTCATCCCAATTAGCATAATATTTAGGAATATCCACATTAGCTGTTCCTGGAGTAGAATAAAATTCAGCTATAAAACTAGTATCTCTTTGTTCTAAGTAATATTGATTACCATTAGAATCAGTTAATTGAACATATCTAATAACTCTTAAATCATCTGGTATAGTTACATATCTATTTCCAATTACTAAACTAGAAGTAGCATAAAAAGCACTTTGATCTGTATCAATAGATCTATAAATTTTGTTTTCAGCATTAACAATAAATCCATTTAGAATTGAATCTGTAAATACATTACTATTTACTTCTGTATAATTTCTAATATCTGTTTGTAAATTTGCTAAAGTATATGACATATTAAACTGCTCCTAGTGTTACTGGACCTGCAGAGCAACTTGCTCCACCTCCATTTATATTTCCTGTAATAGCATTATTAGTACTTGTAAAAAAGAAATAATTTTCAGGAGTAGTTAAACCACCACCTGTAGTTTCTATACTACCATTAGATCTAATTTTTCCAACAGTAATTATAAATCCATTTGCATTATCAATATCACTTACACCATCAAAAGCTGGAATAGGTGCAAATTGTTTTAAGTTAGGTGCAAAAGCTCCACCTGTTCCAGCATTTATAACTTGTGCTGGTCCTCTTAATCTTACTCTACTTCCAGTAGTTCTTTGATGATCTTGAGAATAAACATTTATATAAGTTACTCCATTATAAATTACAGTTTCAAATGGATTAGAAGTTAATAAAATTAATTGTGGTGTGTCAGCTCCTTGTACTCTTGGATTACGTAAAGCTTGTGGATCATTACCAACTGGTTTTGGATCTAACTGTGGTTGTTTTTCCTCATACTCAGAGTAATGAACTAAAAATCCATTCCATTCTCTTACCATTTCTCTATAAAGAAATCTCATTCCAGATCTATCTGAAATTGCGTAAGCTTGTTTTCCTTTTGCAAAAGTACCCATTAAGATAATACTCCATCTCCGTAGAATGTATTAGGTGAAATGAAAGTAGATACACCTTGATTATCAGCATCAAGAGCTCTTAACATTTCACTTTCATATATACGTTCTAATTCTTGAGTTCTTGCTGGAGCAAATTTCATACTTAAATAATAAGCAAGTCCAGACATCATACATGGGTAAAATCTATTTACTACATCTGATGTATTTGTATATGCACCTACATCTTGAATTCTAGCAACATAGTAAAAACAAAATTGAAAACTAGATGGTGTTGAAGTACTAGAAACACTTGCACTTGCTGTAGCATATAAATAAATATTAGGATTCTTTTTTCTATCAACATAATATTGAGAAGGTGTTCCTTGTGCTAATTTATTTGGAGTTGCATTATAAGCTGATCTATCAATTTTAGTTAAAGCAATATCTTGTGGATTAGATGTATCTGAATTGTTTCTATAAAAAGCTTCTAAAACTTCTGAAATATCATTTGGAAAATTAATAGTATCACTTGCATAATTATATTCAGCTTGACCTTGTATTAAAGGAATTTTTGCAAGTTTTACTTTCCATAAATGAATTCCTCTATTACCCCATTCTTGAAACATAATATTTAAAGAACGTCTTGCACTTCTTAATTGATACCCTGTTCGCGTTCCGCCAAGACCTGTTCTTTCATAGGCTTCTTCTATAATATCATCTATTGATGGATCAAATTCAGTAGTTCCAGAAGTTGGGGAAATAGTTTGTGCTTGATTACCCATGCCTGCTGTTGAGGCATTGTAGTAAAATAATACCGGAGCGCCGATACTTGCCACGGGAGCGACTACGATTTGAGTATATGCTCCTGAAGTACCTGGAGTGCCTACAGTTGTTACACCATTTGTATAAGCAACACCACCTGATGTATTAGTACCATCTTTAGTAGATGAAAATGCAAATGTAAAACCAGCATTAGATGCTGCTGATTGATCAAATATGTAAGTATCGCCTTCATATAAATAAAGAACAGGACTTACAGTACCATTAATAAAAAATTTATTAGTACCCGCACCAAATGCGTTTTGACCCGTTGCGACGGTTACTGTGTAAGTTGTAGTCGCCATGCGATATTAATTTGCTGTTAAACCTGGTGCAGAATATCTATCTGTCAATAATGTATAAGCAGCGATGTTAGTTTTTGTTTTACAGTAAATTCCTTTTGGAAAAACAATTCCATCTTCTGGAAAAGAAATATTAACAACATCTCCTGTTGGAACGTCACCTATAAATAAAGTTGTTCCTGAATTAGAAGTTGTAGTTAATTCTAAAAGCCCTGCTCCAACACCATCAGATGCAATAATAATTCCTCTTAAACGAATAGGCTGTGCTACGATTGCTGTTGCTCCAGCTGCTGCCGCTGATCTAGTTGCTTGTATATCACTTTTGTAACTCATTTTATCTCCTTATTAAAGAGCTCCCGAAGGAGCTCTTTTAATTATTAATTATTTACGCTGCAAAAGCGAAAGCACCTGTAAGACCTGTGCTTTGCGGATTTGGTTGCATTTTATATGCTACTGTCCATGTACCATCTTGTGCACATGAAAAATAAATATAAGAACCCTGACTAAATAAATTAGTCACCGCGTTTGCTGGTGTATATTCAAGTTTAGTTTCACCTGCAGTTGATGTGTCAATAGTAAGAGCGTTAGTTGCTCTGCTTTCAATTATTGATCCTGTTGCAAATACATCTGTTCCTGCACAATCAAAAATTAATTTAGCAGTTCCGCCAGTTGTATCAACTGATTGAGCATGAACTACTACTACTCCTGCTTTAGCTGCTGGTAATGTTACAGTTTGAGCTGCAGCACCAGTGTAATTATTTACTGTTATAGTATTAGCAGCGTAAGTTAAAGTTGTTGCTGTTGCTACTGTAGATGCAGTAAGACCTGTAAGTCCAGGTATAATTGATCCAAGAAATCCAACTCCGTTTTGTGAAAGGACTGGTCCTGAAAATGTTGTTTTTGCCATAGTTATATTCTCCTAGTTATTCCAATCTAGTCTCTAGGCTGTCGACTATACGCGTCTAGATCAGAAGGTTATGTATAGTGATATAAATATAGCTTATTTTTTGAAAGAGCGCAAGATATCCTTGCATGAATTTCTTAATTTCAATGTTGTAGCTTTTTACTAAGTAGCTACTGAAACTTCAGGGGCAGCATTTAAAATAGCAGCTTCTCTATATGCTATTCTGCTCTCTTCAAGCTTGATCTCAGAGATAGTTTCTTTAATTTTACTATCTATTTGGACCATGTCTAGAGTATACTTGCCATTGTCAAGATACTCTTGCTCCCACTTCAACTCCAAGATCCTCTTTTGTCTGTATAGGTCTTGTATCATCTATAACCTCCTCAAAAGTTATACGTTTAACTCGGCTGGTATGTGACCTGCCAAGATTTTCCCATTTTATACTTTTTTCTCCTATTTTGTCAAGTATAGCGTTTTCAACAGAATCAGGATTGTCCTC